ATATAAAAAGGTAGAGGGTTTTGGGTCCTCTACCTTCTTTTTTCTATTTCATTCAGTAGATCATAATCTTTTGAATCGTACTAACGCAATATTCTGCCACCACATTTTTTGCATAAATGGTTTTCCAGTATCCACGTTTTCTTTTTATTACTCATAATCCCATTTCCTTTCACTTTCCTCTATCCTTTTCCCAATGGCCTTTCACAGTAGGAACCCAATGGTACCCATCTTCCATTTTGCAATAATTAAGATATTTATTGTATGCGACAACCGCGCAAATAAAAGCCGCGATTAGCACCAAGGCAATAAAGCTCGCAATAACCTCTTTAAGTTCATCGCTCATAACTCACTCTCCTTTCCGTAAATCTCATCAAGTTTTTCCAAGTCAAGTTCTTGCGATATTCGTTTGCCGCAATACGGGCAATAAATAAAGCCTTTACGTGTCAATTCCCAGCTAACATTATGACCGCAAGATGTTTCTTTTTGCCAGCCTAAAAAATGACTTTTCCAAAGACAGGTTTTCATTTCATCCCTCAAAGACAAACGCCTAAGAAAAAGGCTAGGATATTAATTATTGTTGCTGGGGTCATTATTCACTAAAAAACTAACAAGAATTACAACAATACGTGTCTTCAACTGGCATTATTGCTCCTTTTTCTCAATCTCTATTAATTTATCTAGTTCTTGCTTTTCAAATCTTCTTCGAGCCTTTGCTATTTGTTTTTTAGCAAATCTGGCAAAACCTTTTTTCGGATTGAAAAAAGTCTCGCTTCTCCAGTAGTACCAGCGCCCTTCCTGCTTATTTATGGGCTTCATTTTCCCCCTCCGCTTTCGCTCCACATTTTGGACAAGTAAAATAATCCCAAAACATTTTCCCTTTTCGTTTGTGTGGCATAATTATCCCTCCAATACATCAATAAGTTCACCAATCTCAAACACCCGTGCATATACTTCTTCATCATCATCTGGGCCGCCACGATTCAAGACAATACAAACCTCGCCCTTAACGCCTTCTTCTAGATGTACGGTGTACTCATGAAATACATCTTGCAAATCTTTACGCCAGACTGTCATGTGTACGTCATTGCTCATCATCCCTCCTTTCACTATCTATGCTTAGCAGAAATTGAAACCGGCTTCTTTTATTTTTGTTCTTCCACCGTTTTCCAAACTCATCTAGCTCGTTTTTCATGTGTGATATGAAGTCATCTATATGTACCATTTTCATTTTATATCCGTCACAAAAGCCCAGCGGATAATTATTCTCTTTGTGATTTTGCCTTGGCAATTATGGTACGACACCTCGGACAAATATGTTTTACTTCCACATCGCCATAAGTCTTCTCTGGACGGAAATCCTCGTGTAGTTGTACCTTGACTTCAGTCCAATCAATCGGAAGCCATCTATCGCCACCACCTTCACCCTTCGTACCGCATAAGTCACAATAGTATAGTATTACTGTCTTTTTCATTCTTCGCCCTCCTTTTCCGCAACCTCAAGCCAGCGGTCGCCGTATTCTTGCTTCCACCGTTCAAGGATTTCTTTGCGACTGAATAGGCTGTCTTTCCAGTCGCCTTGCCAGTCTATTTCTTGAGTAATAACTAAATACCTACCCCCGCACCAATTTTCAGCCATAGTCATAACAGGCTTTTTTTCGTGTATCTGCCATTCTCTACCCCCTGAATCCGTAATTTCCATGGCCACCCATCGGCCCAGTGGGATCCTGAGCGGATTGATGAGCGGCACGTCGCGCTTCTCACGTATCTTAACATATTCGGTATCAAGCAACTTCGCGGCACCTTCTTTTGCGCAGGCGTCACAGCAGAAATAATACGTTTCTTCAATCGCCGCTTTCGGTATTGCCTTTTTACAATTCGCGCACGTAACCGTTTCATCCCACGATTCCACTTCTGCTTCTAGCGCGGTGCAAGATTCGTTATCTTCCGGCTTCGGAAGCTCGCCCTTGTCATCCAATCGAAGGCGGTAACACTCTTTATCGTCCGCATAATCCTTGTTCTTACTTATTTGTGTAATCCAACTGGCTTTCCACGAAGGAATACGTGAATAATACTCAGCATCAGGATCAGCCTTGTGCGCCTCAACAAATTCATTCCAATCCCCGCCAGCATCAACCCATTGCTGTCCGGTGCACCATTCACCGGAGCCAGGGAGTTTACATGGCGTTGCCACCTTGTCAGTATAACAGTATATTGACCCGCTATGCACGTGGACATACCGACCGGCCATCCCTTTCTTGATTTCTTTTCCACAATCATCACACTTCATCTTCTCTCCTTTATCTTAATCCGCTTACCACACCATGGACAGAATTTGTACTCAAAGAACGTATAATTATGACATGATGTTTTTGCCAAACCACCTTCGGTAACTAACCATTCACACACCCCACGGTCACGCTTTCCCTTCTGATACGCTTTCCAAGAGATTTGGACAACGTCATAATAACCCCAACCAGTAAAAGGCATGGGGTATGTGCGCCTGCGCATAAAATCCCAAAACCATTGCGGTATTTTCACATCTTCCTCCTGTTTGCTATTTCAAAAAAAGCATCAAGCCGAATTACCTTTGCAGGTTTGTAACCATCACAAAATCCAAGCGGATTCGCCGTGCCTTTCAATACTTTGCAGGTCAACTTTTTCCTATCGTATTCACTAAACTTACAAGTCCCGCAACACTGAATCATTTTAATCCTTCCTTTGTCTAAAATATCTATCAATCGCCATCCGTACCTGTCTCAGCCATCGCCTCATTGACAATGGCTCGTTCCGCTTCAGCTCTGGTGTTATAGAGACCTAGATATTTGGGGAAAAATAAATCATCACTGAAATGGTATGCGGCATATTCCTCAGTCAAAACAGAGACAGACTCAATTCTCCCAATCAACTTGTCTTCACCATCTACCTCAGCTGAAACTGCCCAATCAGTTCTCACGACCTTCAATTTTATCTTCATCATACCTCCTCAATAGTCAGACGAGCCACCCTCAAAATCTGATGCTCTTTGGCCCAATAGGGATGCCTTCTGTCAAACATCTGAGCCTTCTCCATAGCGTATGCCGCAAGACCTGATATGGAGGAGACATCAAGATATTCGCCACCTCCGGTCTGCCTTCTGACAACTCCATAGACCCTGTCCAAGATTTTTTCCTGTTCCATTTCTTTCTCCTTATTCCTTATTATCAGACTGAATTATTGACGCCCGGCTGGGACGCTTGCCAAATGCGAAATATTTGTCCCTGTCGCTCCTGGTCAATGTGGCAGTGAATTGGATCATATCACCTACACGCACATCACAACTGATTGCCTGAGGAATGGTGCACCATACCCTCCACCCAGCCTCAGACCTGACCATCATTTTCCAGACCGTCTCATTGAAATATCCTTCCTTTGCCTTGATGGCGAGGACTTCACCTGTGACTGTGACTTTGCCTTCTGGTGCAGATTCAGAAGGCTCTTGGATTTCTTCTGCGGGCTCCGGGTTCTTCACCTGCTCAATCAGCTTCTTGGCGAACTTTATTTGTTTTTCAGTCAGGGTGCCATACTGATTGAGCCTGTTCCACATATCAGCGAGGATGGGGTGTCCGAACCGTGCGCATTCCATACACGGAATTCCCACCTCTTTGGTGAGCTGCCTTGCATTGATCAGCATCTGCGCTCGTTTTCTCGCGGCCGCACACAAGTCTCTGGTTTTGCGAAAGGCTTGCTCATCACCCATGCTCAAATTACTTGCACAATCAAAACCAGTTTTGATTATTTGTCCGGTAGGTACATGTAAAAAATAGGCGAGGTGGGATGCCCATGCTCCGCAGATGTGACAGGTCCCACCATGTTCATGCTGAGAAAAGGTGTGCCCACCGTCTCTTATGAATGTATGGAGACTGGCTCGTCTTCGCGCAATCTCCATTGATGCGAATGGATCACCATAGTCATTCCCAGGAATGGCAATGATAAACATATATTCCTCAGGTTTGATATTCTTGGGGCAATGTATGTCAGTTCTCATTTTTCTTCCTCCTCATACATCATCGGCATGCGAAACCGGTGATTCTCCCGAAAATGACACTTCACCGCCCACCAATCATTTCTGTTCTGGCTCTTCAGAAATGTGGTGATGAGCCTCCTGAGAGTCTTGTCCTCATACATTGTTCTCAACTCAATCACCTCCTGCATCGGACACAACTGACCCCAGTCAGCACCAGTGAGCCGCTGTTTCTCCGTGACAAGTCTGCTCTGCGCAATGAGCCTCACCGAATTGCCTTCAAAAATAAGCTCACATTCGTAAGGGAGCTTTGATTTCACCACCATCCCAACTTTGCCATTGTCAACATGCACACACCTCTCCAATTTGTACTCTCTCATCGTCTTCTCCTTGTAAAAGTAAAAATGACTATAAAATCTTATGCGCCTTTGATTTCTGCATACGTTTTGAGAATCTTCCTCTCAAGATCATCCGACATCCCATATCCTGTAAAACGAGAATACCCTCCCTCAGAATGCACTCTATGAATCCATTTGCCTGTACGCTTGCATATGCTTCCACTTTCAATCATTTTGTTGACCAGGTCCTTGACATCTTCTGTTATGATAATCTCTTTCGCTGTCTTCATCTTTTTCTCCTTGTAAAACAAAACATAAGCAATAACTACATTGTTATATTACTATAACACATTGCATAAAGCAAATAAAAAATTCAATTATTTTTGATTATTTTTTGGTGGAATGGTTTGATGCTAGAAAATAGGCTATTTTTCAATCATAATTTTTTGAAGATTCTTATTTTTCTCTTCTTTTTCAACCTGCGCTCCCGCCTTTTCTCCTCCCTCTTCTGCCTTCTCACCATCCATTCTGCGTCTACCTTATGGTATTTGCACCTGCGAAAGAATGATTGAGTAGACAGATATCGCCTTTGAGATTCTTCAGACATCGCCTCTTCTGCCAGATCCAATATTCTGTCCCATCCTTCCCCTTCTGAAGACTCCAACCATTTCTCCGGTGGGATTGGCCATCCTCTATATTGTGATCTCTTCATGATAGCTGAATTACCTTGCCTGTCTTGAGTTCATCGATGTGTGTCACAAAAATGAATTGCACTCCCATCTCAGTAGACAATGTCTGCAACAGGCTCACAATATTTTCCCGATATTCCTCACTCACAAATTTGAATGGCTCGTCCAGAATCAGAACCTTGCGTAGAGGTGGCGAGGACAACATAAGACATGCAAGCCTCAAAGCAAATGCAGCGACGTCTATCACCCCACCACCACTTGCGGTCATTGGGTCCACCTCAAGCCCCTCACGCTCAAATGACAGGCGAGCTTCTGTCCTGCCTCGTTTGCGCTCAAAATGGATAATGAATTTGTAGGGCTGATCAAATACAGTCTCTAGGCATCTGCTCACCACCCCTGCAATCTGTGAATGAGCCTGCTGCTGCACTTGTTGAGCGACATCTTGCGTAAGAGTCCGAGCGTCATTTAGATTGCTGATCTGCGCATTGATCGCAGCGAGAGCCTGCTTCTCAGCCCGATATGTCTTGCAGACAGCTCTATACTCAGCCATCTTCCGATCAATCGTCTTTCGTATCTGTGTCAAATTCATAAGACCCTTTCAAAAACGAATGGCGCCAGCCGGTCTGTTCATAACCGCGATCCTTCCATAGGTTGAGAGCCGTCTAGGATACTGACGCCATCCAGAAATCAAACTTGCACCATTCAAGCAATATGTCATCATGTCTGCATGCAGCACCTTTTGAACCGGCGGCCGCTGCCACATGGACATTTGGAATTTCTGCCAAGCACCATCCGCCCCATCTTCCGCAATCTCTTCTGATTCTCCTTAGATAGGCCATTGAGAGATTGCGGAATAAATCGTTGACCAGGACTGATGCTGAAACCTCTTTGCTGTTTGGGTGCTTCATCCTTTTTGTCCATCATTTCTCCTTATTTTCTTTCCAACTCTCCATCCTGAATTTCCCTCGCATGCGCACTCGTTCGACGTCATGCTCCTGAGTCAGGAATGCTCTGCCTGTTGTGCTCCTGACTCTACGGATCATTTTTCCATCTTCATCAAATTCATGAATGATTGGGTTTACCAGGTCAACGTATCCTTTATTAGAATACCAATCAGCACTATCAGCGAAGATGATGCTCTTGGCATGTCCAGTGGGGTAGAAGGTAGTGAGTATTATTTTTTCATACCTGTCGGGCTCGCGTTCACGTTTCTTGCTGGCGATGGCGTCAGCCTTCTCAGGAGCCTCACCGAATTTGATAGATCCTTCGTGAATGTAAGGACCAAGGCCCACACCCACAATAATTCCACTGAGCAAGAAGATAAGAAGGTGAATTCCTCGGCTTTTCATTTTCTCTCCGATCTCTGAGCAATCTGCTTGCTGTCTCCAGGGACATGTACTGCCACCACTATCACCTCACATCCTTCCGGTAATGTCAGCTCTACTACATCATCACCGTGCTTTGCGTAGGTCGTGACTGATTGAAGAATGCGAAATCGTTCACCTGCACTCTGTGATTCACTACAACCACACAACCACAAGACCAGCATCATAGCGACAAATATTTTCATCATATCTCCTCAACCTTCAACATGAATGCAAACACTATTAGGAAAACACTGTAAAATGATTCGATTATCCATGCCCTTGGCCTTGGATTCATAGAAGGCAGGACACCAATTGCCGCACAAAGATTCATCAGTTCTATGAGGACATCTCTTGGGGATGTATGTGTGCTGACTATTGTGCAAAGCAATCCCCGCCTGCTGAAAACTATTATACGTCATCATTCTAATTCATCCCCCCATTTATCCAAAAATTCATCCAATGCCTTATCAAATTTCTTCTTCAGAGCTGCTTCCTTCTTCTCCAGTGTCTTGAGCATTGTTTTGGCTTCTGATATATTATCACAACCAAATTCGGCATGAAGAGATTTCATAGCCTCCTCCAATGCTCCGGCAGCCTTATCCGCTTCAGTCTGCCTCTTCTCCACCAATCTTTTCAACCTGGTAAGATCATCAATATTAGCCACGTCCCAAAGCCTCCAAAATGATTCTACGAATGTCATCACTGACGACCCGCTTGGTCATTGCGTACTCGATCGCTTGCACAAAATCAAACCGAGTCTTCTCCAACTCACCAAGCCCTCTTACAAAATCCTTCATATCCCATAATTCCATACTTTTCTTCGTACCATTGCAGTCTTCTTCTTTCCGCTCAAATTTATCACAATTGGTGTTCAGCTTGTGTGTGATGATATTGCCTGAACGACATAACAATCCCACCTGAGGCTCATATTCTGCTTCATCCGTTTTCCGCCTCATGAGAGTTCCACAATTCAAGACCATCACCCCACCAACCACTGTCATAAATCCTCTATGGTTGTCCCCGAATATCACTGCATCATATCCTTTCACTCGGTCCAGATATTTACGAGATTCATGTTCTCGTGGTGCTCCTGGAAAGCAATGCCCATCAACCCAGAAATAATCATGGACGAGTGCCACTTGCATTTTTTTGGATGCACTGTCTTTCAGCGGCCGTATTGGTTTGCCCCATGGAAATCCATGCACCACCACATCCTCAGATATCATCGTGGCGACGCCATGAATGACAGGTTCTATCACCTGAGCCAGAACAAGAGTCCAATATGCTGACCTCTTCATCAACTCCAAATTATGCAGAGGTAGGTCATGCTGTCCTGGAATGGCATACATGCGAGGGAGATGATTGATGGCGAAATTGACCAACTCAGGTTCCGCTCTCCAATGATCAAACACATCTCCCGCACATAAGACCGGGACATCATAATGACTGGCAAGAGCACCAATCTCATTCAATGGCCGAGCCATCGCCTCAAACCAATCCGGCTCATGTCTGCGAGCACGAGGTGGGCGTAATGTCAGATGGATGTCCGCACATACTATCGCGACGACTCTATCCTTGTCCCGCATAAGGGACAGGTCTCGCCTAGTCTCTCGTGAAATTTTGTTCTTGCCTGCTCCATAGACTCTTCTTTTTGGCATACCTCCTCCTTTAGACCTTGAATGTCATCAAGCATCATCGTCAATCGATCCCTCTCTGCTGCAACGGCACCCCAATCATCTGCGACCTTCTCAATCGTGACTAGGGATGGGACTGGAGCTTGAGCGATCTTCCGTAATTCTCGGATATACCCTACCTGATCACATAATTCTTTCTTCTTTTTCTGGGCTTCTTGCCATTCTATACCCGCATTCACTACGATCTCGCCACTGATCAACCATTCTCTCGCATTCTTTTCAGTTCTTCTGTGTGATACTGCTCTCTCCAAAACAGAACGCAAGACAGACGCTCTCTGCAAAACCTCAGAATAATCAGTCTCAATAGCACATACCTTTTCAAAATCCTTGTCCATCTCTAATACATGCCGCAACCGAGATCGCTCCTCCTTGCTCTCTCGAACTCTATCTCCCACCACCTCCATCTCTACCTTGGCTTTGCGTGAAGCAGATGCCAGATTCGCCAGAGTGGTGTCTATGATTCCAAGATCAATTATCCGGTTCAGCTGCCTGCTCACCTCACCTGCAGTCTCACTGAACCAGTATGGACTGTCGTGCTGCCCTTGAAAATTGACTGTATCCATATTGAATGCCTGAGACACATCGGGAGGGACATCATTCCCAAAGGCCTCAAGAATGACATCTCCAACCTCATATAAATTCTCTTTCCCTCTCACCCGGATGATAGATGTGTCATCCACCTCAACCGTAACAATAGCTTCCCGAGCGCCATCACGAATAAAAGCTTCACCAGATGGTCTATTTGTCACTACCCATTTCAGAGCCCGGATGATAGATGACTTACCTGTATCACTCGGACCGATAATGGATGTGATTCCAGGAGCAAATTCAATGGACAATTCCTTATGAGCCTGGAAATTCTCAATTGTCAATGATTTGATCATTCTTATCCTTCCATTGCTGCCATTTCTTCATATACCTCGTCGGATTGGCTATGCTCTGCAAATGCCTTCCAGTCTCTCTGTATAGCCTGATCATTCTCTTGCGCATCTTTCTCAGCCATTGCACTCGCAAATCATTATAGAACGAGACCATGGCGAATCCTGTCTTCTCCCGTCGCGGACTGCGAATATGAATGCTGACAATCAGACTATACGGATGATTCTTACGGACATCATATATCCGCATCACCCCATCCTTTTCAATTGTCAGAAGACACGGTATTGGTTTCAGCATATTAACACAATTCTCTCGTCCGTCTGGTGCGAGGAGCGTCAAACGTCCCGCATTCAGAGCATTGCCAACTATGATACTCCGGATTCCATGTCACAGATTTCTTGCCACACATCTTACATCCGAAGAACTTCGTCATGAAATATTTTTCTGTCCCCACAATCTCCTTCATGCTTCCTCCTCTCATACCCTATTATCTGAATTCAACCCTATATTTCTCAACCCTTTTAATATCAACCCTTTTGAATTCAACCCTTTTATCTGAAATTTTCAGGAGATACACGATCAAAGAAGTCCTGAAGAAGGCAACAATAGACATGAAGAGAACCACCCTCTTTCAAATCCACCCGGGCGATGATATGAGGACACTGGCGAAGAGCAGAATACGTGTCAATATGAGACATCATACGCAAAGGGAAAAAAGCCAACGTCTCACGCCTATCACGACGAGTAATCAGCATCCAAGCATCCAAACCAGCATTCTTTCTATCCTCATCTACCTGATGAAAAAATTGCTCCCACTGCTGCATTGCTGCAGTTTCCTTCTTATCCATCATATCCATGAATGTATATGCTGAATATCCACGTTTCACCTCTATCGTAAAATAATCCAGGAGAGGCTGACCAATAGGATCTGTGGCTTGAATGTCACCATACTGACCAAATGTGCTCTTGCCCGTCTTGGAACGAGTCTTCGCCATGGCACCAGAATTTGCGGACCTCCAGAAGACATCATCTCTCTGACCACCCGTCCACCATGCAGACAATTGTCTGCAGACCTGTCTCTCAAATTCGCTTCCTTTTCCGCTTTTTGCCATGTGCTCTCCTCAATCTCACTCTATTGCCAAATTCACCAGCAAATAGACGTGACCAATCTTTTCGCTTTGAACCTTCCAAAAAACTATCAATCCCATATTTTTCACAGAATGCAAAAAAAGCATCCTCATCATATTCAGGATCTCGCAATTCAAATGGTCGGGTCTTATGATGAGGCAATATGGTGAGTTCTTTCCATAGACTATACCTGCCATCTTTGGGCATGGGTCTGTCCCCTTTGATTATTTCTATGGCTCTCTTGACACCTATTCCTTTCAGCCCTGGGACACCATCAGTCGTACACCCTCCAAGAGCCTTCACCCTGCCCCAATATCTCGCCTCAATCCCCTTCTCCTCCTCAAAATTATCATTGGTGAGCAGCTTATGTCTCTGAGGATCATACCACTCCACATTATTCGAAATGCATTGCCACAGATCTCCATCAGAAGATATGATAATAGCCTTGTCCAATAATACCATCTGATCTGCTGCATATGCTATGAGATCATCAGATTCCAAACCAGTCTGCCTATACACTGGGAATCCTATTGAAGGCAAGATATCCTTGCGCAAGAGATTCACCTGTTCATGCATTATCTTGATCCTGATCAGTTCCTCCTCCGTACGATCCTCTCTCCTCCTCCTCTTGTATTCCGGGAACGCCTTCTCTCGATAGCTCTTCTTTGAATCTGTGAATATCATGACTCTATTGGACCGTACAAGAGGGTCATTGCAAATGGTGAGGAGCTGGAGAAAGAACCCAAACATAATACCAGTCGGAATATCCTCATGGTCTAGACCATCCAATGAATGTCGGGCTCTGTGCGCCAAGAATGATAAGTCAATGAACACTCGCTTCATTCATCCTCCTCCTCTTCCACCTTCGTGGAATATCGACCCTGACGATGGATGTCACAAGCTTCTCGGACATCATTCCAACATTCACCCACTACCCGCTGAAGCTTGCGTGACAAGCCATTCTCTTCAATGTGAGCAATGAGTTTTTGCCTGGTAAGAGTGACTTCAAATTCAGGAGCTTCAATGAGACTCTTCTTCTTCATCCACCATTTTTCAGCTACCAAATAATCAATGCAGGAACCAATATCATCAATGCCATATGATGGATATATGTCTGTCTGCACCTCGTGACTCTCTCCTGTGATCCGATTTTTCTTGACCTTCAATTTCACATGGATGCCTATCTGCCGATCTCTCCCCTTCACCGTCTTCTTGATGGCTCCTGCCAATGAACTCCAGATCTCCACCGTAGCATAGAACTTGAGAGCATGGCCACCAGACCTTGTCTTTTTCTCAAATCCGAATCCGATATTGTCCCGGGTCTGGGAAATGATTATCAATATGGACCCTGTATCACGCAAGCCTTTGAGGACCTTGCGTAACCCTTCTGAGTTGCGTTTCGCTTTACCATCGCCATACGACCCAGGAGTGTCCTTGCCTTTGCGATGTGCGTCTTTATGCTGCTCAAATTTGTCTGTCTCTGATTCACTGGTGAGAGAGTCCATGGAATCCAGGACATAGACAAACGGTCTGCCGTCCTTCTTCGCCCGCTCAATGGCATCATCTACGTGATAGTAGAATTCTTCCACCAGGTAAGAATATACAGGACCATCCTCACCCATCTCTGGAGGCTCTACCCTGTCTCTGACCTCAGCATTGAACAGCTTCTCCAGATCAAGAAGACAACCATCCTCCACATTATCATAGATGAGACGATAATTTTTGAATTGTGAGCTGATGAGAGCTTCCGCAAAGCAAGTCATCGCCAAAAATGTTTTTCCTGAAGTGGAGTCCCCTACCAGAAAATAGTATTTCCCTTTGAGAAATGCTCCAAATGGATTATTGCTGCAGGCCAGGTTGAGCAAAGTGGAGCCTGATGACAAGAGATTTCGCCTGCTCACCTCCATCGCCTTCTTACCACCAGACTTCTTTTCAGCTGCTGCAGATATTTGTCTGGCTCTCATTCTGATTTTCATGTATGCTCCTTATCAAAAGAAAAAGAAGGGCGAGCCTTCACCCGCCCTTCCAGATCAATCTCCATGATGAATATCAGTCACTCGCCTCTTCACATTCGTCCCAATAAGGGCAATCATCACATTCTTCAAAGGCGTCAATGTCCTTGCCGAATGTGCCGCCGCCTGGACACTTCTTCTTCCCAGAAGATTTTTTGGACGTGGATTTTGACTTTTTCTTGGACTTGGCCGGAGCTTCGTCCTCGTCGTCATCGTCATCCTCATCATCGTCATCTGCTGACTTCTTTTTGGACGTGGATTTTGACTTTTTCTTGGACTTGGCCGGGGGTTCATCCTCGTCATCGTCCTCATCCTCGTCGTCGTCCTCATCTTCATCTGCCGGCTTTTTCTTCTTGGATGTGGATTTTGACTTTTTCTTGGACTTGGCCGGAGCTTCGTCCTCATCTTCATCATCCTCGTCATCATCGTCATCCTCGTCATCATCGTCGTCTGCCGGCTTTTTCTTCTTGGACCTGACCCTGGAGCGAGAGCGAGGCTCATCATCGTCTTCATCTTCATCATCCTCGTCGTCGTCGTCAATCTCCAAGAACATCGCCTTGATCTTCTCATAGCTGAAAACATTGAATATCTCGTCAAGGCAAGCCACCTTCTCCAGCACCTCCTCCTCGTCCATCTCATCCCGGTCTTTGAAGTCGATGCGTGTCGCCTCAATATACTTATTCCCTGCATATTGCGCATCACTGAATCGGACCTTCAGTGTCTTCCCGTCCTCCGTCACATCAAAGAAACTGAGATTTTCCTCCTCACCTTCTTTTAACTCCTGGTCCAGCATGTTGGCAAATTTGCCGACCGACATGGCAAAAATGGCAACGGTGTCCTCTTCATCAGGATGCCAGATGTTGTAGGCGACATAATGCTGAGGGGACAGGTCCTTGATAGCTTCTTCGTTCTCCTTGTAATCCTTCTTCAGCCTGGTGATTTCTTCACAGATGGGGCATTTCTTGCCAACCGACCGTGGGCAGACAAGACTCTTCTGTTCCGGCCCGATTCCATGATGGACGTCAAATGGATATTTGTACCAGATGACACCAGGCATGATGCCATCATCAGGATGATGACTGGTCTTCACCTCATAAGGCAAGATGTCAATCATGTACCTTCCCGCCTTGTCCGGTGTCCATTGCTCAATCCCTTCCGGGAGGTTGAAGAATGCACCTCCACCACCTTGACTGCTCGATGCTGCATTTGCTCTCACAGTCTCAGGACTGACTCGCTTTCTCTTTCTTCTCTTCGACATTTCCATTCTCCTTTTTGTTCTCTTCCAAAGATCGAATGACTCCTCTCGTTGCCATTCGGGCCATAATATATACCCATATCACCCCACATATCGCACCAGAAAGCAAGAGGAATCCGTATCCCATGACAGATAATAGAGTCATCATTTCCCTTTCTTGACCCGTACACGCGCTCTTGCCACTTGCTTCTTCGCCACTGCTTCTTTACGCTTGCTCGTCACCTCCTTCCATGCATCCACCAAATTATGCGGAACAGACGGGCCGGCGAAATACTGCTGGCCATGCAAAGTGACCAGTATCTCTATCATCCGCTTCCTCTGCTCCATCGCTTCTACCGCTCTCTCCAACATATGAAAATCAGCCCTGGCACTGATATGCTCCTCTTGTGCCTCGAGAAATTCAGGGTGGATCTTAATTGCAGCGGCGATAGAACCTTCCGTGACTTTTGCAATCCCAAATGAATCAGGATCAAGTCGAGCCTTACTGCTCAACTTCGCTTCCAGCACATCCATCTTCAGCTTCGCATGATCAGCTCTTTCCTTAGCTTCTACCGCCCTCTCCGCCCACTTGAAGAATAGCTCGCCTTGCCGGCCAGCCTCTACCTCCAAATAATTAGGGTCAATCTTCAGATCTGATTCAAATTCATTCTTTTCCATTTTTTCTCCTCACTATATTATCTGAGTATCAAGTGATCACAGCCTCATAACATGCACGAGCCAACCCTGCTGCCTTTGAGTCATAGAAATTATCCTCAAAGCATGTGATGACATGATATGCTTGAGGCTTGGACCCACTCAAAAGAACAGCTCTCGCATACCCCAATACGGACCATCTGACAGATTCTGGATCCACTGTCAGACCCTTCAAAATCTTACTGACCTTTGACCAAGAATCCTTATTGATGAGAGCACGGCACAAATCAATACATTCTTGATCTGCCTGATGAGATGTGATGACCCCCTCCCTCTGATCCTCAGGGAGATTCGATATCTTGTCCAGCAATACGAGACAAGTCCGGGCCGAACCAGCTGCGGCATCCACGATATCATCCACAATATCAGAAGCCACCTCAATCTTCTCTCGCTTACACACCATCCGAATCAATCGCTTGAGATCATTTTCGGACAGATATTCCACTGGCATCTCACAACACCGAGTCCGAATAGTCTTCAAAATCTTTTGCGGATCTGTCGTGCATAAGAAGAAATACACATGAGAAGGAGTGTCCTCTAAGATCTTCAATGCTGCATTCTGCCCATCCTTGGACATCTGATGGACTTCATCCAATAACCAAATCCGACAATCTCCTCCTGTGGGAGCCATGTTCATCTTCCGTGCAATATCCCTCACCGTATCAATTCCACGAAAATCAGAACAGTTCAATTCATGGAAATCAATCTGATTGCAGTTCAGCTCCTTCATCAATATCCGTGACAATGTCGTCTTGCCGCACCCACTCGGGCCATGAAATAGAATGGTGTGAGGCAAGGTGCCTTTGTCCAGCATATTACGAAGGGATTGGACTGTGGCTGTATTGCCAATCACTCTCTGCAAATTTCGCGGTCGATATTTCTTATATAATTCCATGTCGTCATTCTCCTGATTCAGTATGAACTATTGCATGCCTTCTCATACAAGGCATTGATCTTTGATGCCTGTCGATGTGAAAAATCTTCGTCGGAACAATGACTGTAGGTGATCTTCTTCTTCATGCTCTTAATGAAATCGACCTCCCAATCATTCCCTATCAGATGCACCACCTCATCAATTTCCTCAATTTTCTGCTTCAGCGTCAATGACATATCTCCACCTCCTTCTTCTGCGACCAATTCCCATCTACTGGAGTGACCTCAGCTTCGATCTCTAATGGGACGTTGATCCATTTCCACCGCCTCGTCAATTTCTTCGTCATCACATAATTTGCCAATGCCAAAAAATCATCTAGTTCTTCATGCGGGACATCAGCTACAATACTATCATGAATCTGCCCTACAATCAAAGTCTTCATGTGTCTCTTTCTCAATTCCTTCAGCACCAACTGGATGAGCGACCATAAGAGACAATGAAACGCAGAGCCTTGGACCGGATAATTGATAATCTCATTCCTCTTCATGTATCCTTGGCAGATGAATCCGGTCTTTGTTTTCATCCACCCTCTTTCCTGATATTTCTTGACCCATCTCTGCTTCCATCTTGCATACACTGAGAATCGTTTTTCCCAGAAATGCTTCTCCACCTGCTGAATATGGTGCTCAAATGTTCCTTTCACAGGTTTTTCCTTTGGATCTAGATCACCCAATCTTTTGATTCCTTGAGACTTCAGATGCTCTTTCAATGGGGTTCCTGAAGCTGTTTCCAGATGCATCGAATCTATGGCCTCCCATAGACTTCTGGCGCAATCCAGATACCAGTCACCGTAGAATTGTGGAAAGACAAACATATTCTTCCCGCAATATCTCACTTTTTTCGTCACTTCATCTTGCGAGAGCCGATAGCATTCCATCGCCATATCACGATGCATGTCCTTGGTCTCATCACAGATGTATTCGATCATCACTGGGTCTTTATGGTAACAGGCTGCTACCCTCACCTCTATTCCCGAGTAATCCAGCTCCACCAAATGACGACCTTTTCTGGCAATGAATGCCGTGCGCACCAGCTTCCCTATCTCTTCATTGCGAATCGGGATATTCTGAAAATTTGGAGAGTCAGAAGAAGACCGGAAGGTAGATGCCAGATGAAGATTGAATACAGGGTGAACATACCCATCCACCACCTCTCTCTTCACTCCCTTCAAATATGTCCCGACAGCCTTCTCTAATTTCTTGATCTCCAGATAGGATTGGACAAAGGGATGGTCAATCGCTGTCAATGCCTTCTCGTCTGTCTTTGGTTTTCCTGACGAGGTCAATGCCGTAGATTTATACCCCATTTCATTGAATAGGATATCACCTAGCTGAACAGTAGAATTGATGTTGGTTTTCCTCTTGTATTTCTTCCGCCATAATTTCATGATCTCACTGCTGTCATTCCTGGCCTTGAGCCTTTTAATTCTCCTCTGCGTCCTGATTATCGCATTATCCAAATATTTTTCATCAATCCGGAGCCCAGCACCTTCCACTCTCGCGAGAGCCAAGGATCCTTGATGAAGCAATTGGTATGCATTGATATCATATGGTATCACCAATAATCTCCTTCTGCCGTTCCATGATCATATATTCTATGAGGCTGTCCAATCCATTATATACCAACAGATCTCTAGTACCTATCTGATCTATACTATTCAGGAGATTGGCATGCTTAGATTTGAGATATGGAAAGATATGAGAATTGTAATCAGAAATGCCCAAAAGTGAGTAGGCTTGGAATTTGACGGAGGTGACATGCGAATGATTGGTGAGGACATGAGCCATCAGCATGGTGTCCCAATACCAGTTCTCCACTCTACATCCCAGTTTCGCCTTTGTCCATCGCTCCTCATATTTGATGTTGGCTGCTACCTTTCTCAGAGGTGATTGCACCACTCGCCTAAGAGCTCTATGCTCCTTTTCAGTGATCATACAGGCGAAGGTATCCTCACCATTCAAACAAAAAGAAACGCTGACAATGCGTTGCTCAGCTCGCTCTGGCTTCAATCCCGTCCCTTCGTAATCAAATGCGACGATGCCTTTCTTCTTTGCGAGATCAGCCATTCTCTTACGTGCCAGACGTGGTGATGTAATGATTTCGATCTTCGACTCCAGGTCACTCAATGAAACAGGTGGCAAAGGCTCTTTCTCCAATGACATCGCATGCTCAAGATGACGGCGAAATATGCCCATGAGACATTCATCTTTGCCCATCCGCAAGATATATGAGGGGTGATATGTAGGACAGAGCCATGCGCGATGTGTACTGCTCGGAATGGTGAGACCAGCCCACTTTGAGATCGCACTTGTGTCCTTCTGATTCTCCCCTGTCAAAATACTACGTAGAGCGGAGCCTCCTAATAAGATGATGACTCTAGGTTTTAGGTCTCTTATGGTGTTGAGCAATGATGCTCTGCAACATGAAATCATATAGGGTTCAATCTTATTCTCCGGAGGACGACATATTACAGCATTGGTCTTCCAGCAATCCTCCAGATCTACTCCTATCGACTTCAGGGTTCCTCTGAGCAAGTTTCCAGCATCACCGATCAATTGAACACCCTGACGGTCCTCTTGCTCTCCTGGAGCCTCGGCGACGAAGAGGACTTTATGCCTGCCCTTGCCAGTAGGTTTCATCTTGGGGCTGAGGCATTTTTTTGCCAGACCACATTCACCACATTTTGGAATGGTGGAAAGCCTGGGAGCCTTCCTTTCATAACTGTGAGGCGAGAAAAATCCTGCCATTTAATCATCCTTTTCTTGTGCTTCGAGGGATGCTACGAATCGCAGGCCATCTATCACTGCCAGCATTCGTTCCTTGCTGATGATGACCCGATACGTCTTCTTAATCAGCTCCTTGAGGAAGAGAGGGTGAATGGTGAACACAATATCTGGCCCATCATACTTGATCCTCTTGGTCTCACGAAACCACCCTCCGTCCTTGCGTGATGAGACTTTCAGCTGACCTTCAGAGAATGATAATGTCACCTGAGATTCCCAATCTCCTATGGATGAAGATGGAGTGTCCATGACAGAAGCTCTGTCCAGTATTTCTACCAAATTCTTGGGAAGCGAAACTGTCTCTCCTTCCACTTCAAAAAATTCGTCAATCATCTCTTTGTCGTAATATTTCTCTCTCGACACGATGGCTGAAATGATCATCTTATCGTCTGTCTGAAAATGACACCATCCTTCATTCTTGTCAACCCCGACCTTCACCAGATTCTGCTTGCATATTGCAAAGACAGAGGAGGCATGAAGGAGAACTGAACCAGGAAAACCTGTACTCAGAGTATACTGCAGAACCCGATAACTATCAGTCGCCTCCACGCGATCTTTGGCAATATGGACATGAGTGGTCTTTGGTGCGGTCTCATCCTGGCCACACACTCGAGCACACTGCAATAGAGATTCCTGCAGATCCTTGTTGACCTTCTTCATCGTCCCGGGGCGAGGAACCTGATCATATGGGAGCAATATTTCTGACATGAGTGTGATTCCTGCTCGCCTGCGCCTTCCTTTGATAATCAACTCATTCCCTCGTGTGGATATGTCCACCTCATCATCGGGAAATCGCTGCAACATCTTGAGAAAATCAGAAGCTCTCACTGCTCCAGTAATCTCATCATTGAATGGGGAGGGGGCTCTTGTCAACACTTCACCATCAAATGTGACCAGCTCACCCTCATTAAAGACGAAGCAACTGCTCTGCTCAAAAACCTCTTTCACAGTCAGAGCAATAGAGGCATCAGTCAGCCTTTTTCTTACCACCTCTCTTTTTACCTGCATTCTTTCTCCTATCTTGTATGATTTCCTCAAATTCACTGTCAAGATAATGGTACGACAATAGACGGTTACGAATGGATACATCAGGGGGCCAGCATCTTACTCCCGCAAAATAAATCTTCATATGAGCCCTCTCTTCATCGACTTGAATGGGCGAGGCCATTCTATCCTCTTTTCCACCTCCTCCATATACCTCATATTGACCACTGCCCGAACCGCGACTGAATTAGACACTCCAGCCACCTCAATCTTCTCGACAATGACATGATCCTCATGCCGACAAAATATGTTTTCTTCGCCCCTGGCTGATACCTTGTATTTTCTCTCCTCTCTACGATATGACGATTTCCCTATCACCACTCCCATGTCCTTGAGATATTTATCCACCTGCTTCTTGTGTGCTGCATTCATAGAATCATAATGAGCACCCTTTTCTTTCCGCAGATCGTTCTTGGTGGAGAAATTCACCACACGAGGTGTCTTGAGATAATTTCGTTCTCCGTCTGGCTCAGTCCAAGGAATCATCACCCCGCCATACATAGCACACCTCAACCATGATGCACTGTCACACGAATACCATGGATACCTCAGCATCAAAGGGACTGACGTCACCGCAAACCCATGAAACTTGGCCTTGGGCATGCCTTTGTCATCACACACGATTCGCATGCATTGATCAAGCCACAACTGTCTCTGATAAGATGTGCGATCATTTGCAGGGGATATTCCAAAGTATGGGACACCTCGACGAATAAATCGCCGCAGCCATTTGAAGTCATCGTTCTGATGGAAGACTGGAAGAACCTTTTCCACTGGCAGACCTGCCTTCAGCATACGCTGATAATTTTTCCATCCCAGCTCACAGGATGTCTCAATATTTTCTCTGGTGAGAGAAGCCTTGTCACCGGGCCTGCCTGGAATGACGTCTAGTGCAACAATGACATCAATCACATCGAGGTGGTCTTTGCAGAATTCAATGTATGCGTCCAGGTCGACCTCAGACCCCTTTGTCCAGACCGAGAACGCTCCAGAATCCATCATCAAAAGTTCGACGCTCATTATTCCCTCAATTCCATTCTGATTGCAGGAGTATGGAACCCTTCTTTCTGACTCCATGTAGCATGCACTCTGATGGCGAGTGCTCCCCTTGGTGCAAAATCACCTATGACATTCATGTAGACAGGATAAGATACCTGCACAAAATCACGCAGAATCTTTCCTGTGATACTCTCCATGAATGCTCCGAAATTCCGATAGGCGAACATGTAGAGCTTGATGCTCTTGCTCTCCAGACACACCTTATTCGGAATATATCGCACGGTAATGGTGGCGAAATCTGGCTGGCCGGTCTTCGGGCAGAGAGAGGTGAACTCAGGGAAGCTCATCTCCACCATATAATCATCTCCGACATGACGATTTGGGAAGACCTCCAGCATCTCAACGCAAGGCTCTTCATACGTGTAATCCGTCTTATTGGACCCCAATGATTTCAATTTGCTCACATCATCCAATACAGCCATTCCTTCTCCTTATCCTCGAACAATAGTCAGAAATTCCTCTTTCACACCCTTCTCAGATTTGAAGACACCTTCGAGTGAAGATGTCACCATGATAGAATTTTGCTTCTCCACCCCTCTACTCGTCATGCAGAAATGTTGTGCCTCAAGAAGACATGCTGCTCCGAGTGGGCGAAGTTCTTTCATCAGAATGCTGGTGACTTGACGACATATCCTCTCCTGGATCTGCAGACGGCGGGCGAAACACTCTAGCAATCGCGCCAGTTTGCTGATCCCCACCACCTTACCATCAGGAATGTAGGCTATATGAGCCTTGCCAAAGAATGGTAGAATATGATGCTCACAGGTGGAATAGAACTCGATGTCCTTCAGAACCACCATCTCATCTGATGAATCGTCCTCAAATGTTTTGAGGATGTCTTTCGGATCCTGCCTGTATCCTCCATATAATTTATACCATGACCGAACCACTCTTTCCGGAGTCTCCAGCAACCCCTCCCTCTGAACATCCTCACCAATATACTGCAGCATACGAACGACATTCTCCTCAGGACCTCGCTCCGCATTCATCCTCTCCCACGGGAACTCCACCCACCTATTCTTCCATGATGAATTACGCTTGTCGATGAGACACATCCCTCGAGGATTTCCAGTGGTCTTTTTCCACATCTTCATGGTCCTTCCGGAATCATAGATGTCATCCACAATGATATCAGCCAGACCACTATCCTCTGTGATGGATAATAGAGGTGAATGTTGAGCAATGGCCATCGCTGCATACACCCCTCCTCGAGGAATGCCAAAAAGACGGGCTCCTTCTGGCCATATGTCAAGAATGGCACGAGCACATTGTTTCGCTATATCCTTGACATCCTTCCAACTCAAGCGATAGATATCACTTTGTGCATCTGAACACTCAGGCGCCATAATGGGTTCTCCTTCACGAATTTGACTGCTGGCTGAAAATCTTCGGACAATGGCTGGATGTATAGGTGTCTGAATCGATGCCGCAACATTGGTCCATACCTTCTCAATAGACCAATATCACCATTAGGATCCAGCACCACCTTCAGCTCATCTCCGCACCACTTCGAATCCACAAAATATGACTCAATAATCTCATCAGATTGCACACCCAATTTCGGTGAGACCGTAATCCAATTGAGAATGTTACTCTGCCTCAAATCCTGCAATACAGGACGAGCCAGATTTGTCCCATTGGTCTCCATTGCTATCATGCACATAGGGAGTGATGTATGCAATGCAGTCACCAATTCTGCATATTTATGAATGGTAGGCTCCCCACCAGTAATCACCACCAAAATATCCGAATGATCATGCGGAATCTGATGACTGATAGCCTTCACCACCTCATCTGCCGAACAATAGAATCTCGGAGGGACATGAGTATCACACCATGGACATTTCAGATTGCATCCCCATAGACGAAGGAATATTGCAGCTCTGCCTGTCCAATACCCTTCACCTTGAAGAGAGTAAAAGATTTCACTCACGGGATATACCATGCTTTGTTCCCTTCGCTTTCCTGGACCTCCACCTGTTCCACGCGAGCTGATGAGTTAGAGAATGACAGGTGATTGTCAACCTCCTCAGCAATCCACTTAGCGATATTCTCTGCCGTAGGGTTGATAATTTCTTCTGCGCCCACCACATCATTGATGCATTGATGATCCAGCTTATGCACTATCTCCTTGAGAGATTTAAAGTCAATTACCATGCCTGTGCAATCCAATTCCTCTGCCTGCACTGTCACCACGATGATCCAATTATGTCCATGCATATTCTTACAAGCGGAATCATATGGCAAGTCCAGCCAATGAGCCCCTGCAACCTCGATTCGTTTTGACACTCGGAACATCATTTCTCCTCGTATGCGACCGGATCCGTCTTTCCAATGAGCCGAAATGCTTCAAGCCTCTCCTGACAGGCTCCACATTTACCACAGGCAAGAGGCTGATGCTTGTAACACGTCCTGGTCATCTCATATGGGACACCATGCTCATATCCCCACCTCAAGATGGACTCCTTGTCACTGTAGATGAAAGGAGCTTCCAGGCACACCTTATTATCTGTGCCAGCCATGACTGCATCATTCATGGCTATCAAAAATTCGGGCCTGCAATCTGGATAGATGGCATGATCACCGCTATGAATGCCGAGAAATATCTTCCCAGCACCATTCGATTCAGCAATGCCGGCCAAAATAGATGTGAATATCATGTTCCGGCCAGGCACCACCGTGAGCTTCATATTCTCATCCTCATAATGACCTTCCGGGATCTCACCTCCACTGAGAAGCAGGTTGGACTTCAGCGCCTTTCCGACATTGCTCAGATCCAGCCGAATGAGATCAATTCCGAAATGCTGACAGAGACGGACAGCACACTCACGCTCATATTCATTGTGCTTGCTGCCATAGGTAAAATTGACTGCCAGCGTCTTTCCCAAGATGTCCGAATACCTCAAAACAGTCGCAGAATCCATTCCACCTGATACGGATACCACGTGCTCATAACTCATTATTCTCCTCCTTAAATAAAACGCCTGAGAGCCCAGCACTTAATATCCATAAGGCTGGGCTGACTCAGGTTGTAGATTTACTTTTGAAACGACAGTTTCTTGTTGCTGTCCTCGACCAGCAGTTTCTCAAACGGATTGTAGGTAGGATTCTTCCCGTCCGACAGATAAGTCCGAATGGTGGTTTCCTTTGCGTCCTCAACCATGTCTTGGACAAATTCCACCACCTCCGCCCGAGTCCGCTTCTTCTTCAGGGCCTTGACAATGGCAGCAAGGATCTCATTCTTCTTGGCAGTCCTGGCTGAACGAGTGGAAGACTCCTTATTGGCAGACTTTTTGGTGGAAGACTTCTTCTTGGACTTGGCCGGGGGTTCATCCTCGTCATCGTCCTCATCCTCGTTGTCCTCATCATTCTCTTCGTCCTGTCCTTCCTCACCATCGTTTTCGTCGTCCTCGTCGTCGTCTTCGATCTGCACCTCAAAACCAATTGAGGCAAAATATTCAATTTCCTCATCTGTCAGATCGATGTCTTCCGGGACACCATTTTTCTCCACCTCTCGAATGATCTTCTTCTCTGCCCGGTCTGCGGAAATCTTTGCCGTGTAGTTGAGGCCGAGCTTGTCCATCAACTTCACCAATTTTGCACGAGTCATTTCTTCTCCTTTTCCTTTCCTGAACAACAAAACAAAATAAAAATTCTTACACCACATTATCATCATGAATCAATGAGAATGTGATAATTTTCTCATAATTTTTATTTTTCTCTTCGGAGGAGTATATTTGGAGCGCCATCTGTCTCCTCTCCTCTGACACCATTCCATGACCTCCTTCATGTGATTGTTCCATCGGGTGACACTAGCCACTCCACGAATCTGATCATCTGTGCGTCCACGCATCGCCATATCACGCACAAAATCACGAGGAGTACGAGGCTTCGGTTTCTCTTGTTTGATGAATTCTTGATAAGTGAGCATATCTCCTCCTAAAATACCGAACAACAATATGCCCGACCCAGCGTCAGACATTGTGCTACAGACAGACATTGATAAGAAGAAAAATTAGATTCGCGCAACACAATCCAATTCAATCTCATGACTCCTTGCTCTTTTTCCTCCTCATTCTGATTGAGGCCCAGCATACCTGTGACATGAGCAAATTTCCTCTTATCCTCACTGAAATTATCCATTGACATGGTCTCACTGGTGTATGCTGCTCTGTTCGCTTGTGTAGGCACTATCACCAGACAATGCCTTTCTTGACTCAATCTTCTCAATGCCTTCCATGTCGCATTGATCTGATCTCGCACTGCTTGATGGGTGGTATCTGGCTCAGGTGCAAGAATATCAGGATAATCAATGATGATCACATCAGGAATAAACCCCTTCTCAATTTCCCATCTATTCAATATATTGTCAATGCCTTGAATATGAATAGATGAATTCGGATGAGTAGACACCATAAAATGAGGATCATTGGATATTCCATATCTGCGCATGAACTTCTTCGTTGCCTTCTTGCACACCTCAGCTCGCGCAATCTTATCCTTCACCACCGTCTTCCATTCACATTCAGCACTTCCACCGACCTTCTCAATACTGATAGGGATATTTATCTCACCCAAATCATTCCGAAATAGAGGTCGCGCACATAATCTCGCTCCTATCCTCTTCATGATCTGTGACTCACTCAGATCCCCCACCTCAAAAAACGCTACCTTCCTTCTATTGGCTAGGCCTCGGAATGCAAATTCCAGACACCACCACGTCTTCCCTCGTTTTTCCGGGCCCAATATACCTATCAGAGCATCACGAGTGAGAGCATGCTTGAAGAATTTGTCCGCTGATTCATGCCCAAATTTAATAATAGGTCTCTGAGATTCTGCGAATGCATTATCCCAGGCTTGATCATCATTCAAAGGGTCAATTCCATGGCCTTGCCCTATATTTATTGAGTTATAGGAAGATAAGGCGATCTCAGCAATCTCTGGGTCGGACTGGTGGATTGCATACTCGATGTCATTTGATAACTGCTTCAACCGCGAGATCGTTAGGTGCTGGGCCGTCATGTCGAGAAGGTAAGGCACATTCAGCTCCGAAGCTGATTCATATTGGTCCGACAAGTCCTCCAGCATGTCATGGACAGCTTCTATCACATCAGGCTTTGCATGGGTTTTCTCAGCCCATGCCTGATATATAGACTCAATTGTTTTGCCTGGAGCCTCTTTATATCGTTCATAATGGCGGAGGCACCATTTCACAATAGTCTTGATATGACTGGCACTCAGCAATTTCAGGTCTATTGTGGAAGACACCTGACTGAGAAACTCAGATGATGTGATCATTCCAATCACCATCTGTCGTTCCGCATTACTATCTACTTTCCTTCTCCTCATTCATTTCCCCTTATTGGTGTAAAGCGAACTTTGAAATGACCATTACCAAGATCAATCCTTTCCACCTCATGTCGAAATCTGTTGGGGGTGGGGTTTTCTCTTTGCATGGCGGATTCTATCCTCAGGAATTTTTCTCGGAATGCTGCTCCAGAAAATGCTTCTGGAATGAATTCTGGGACTCCTCCTGTGATGGTCTTACAATACCAAAGCAATACTCTTTTGAGTCTTTTTATCTCAATTTTCTCAATGGTGTGTAATTGTTTGATGGACTGACCCCATGATCTCAATTTTGATTTGGAATTGACTTTGCGAAAGGTTGATATGGCATCTGATAACTTTTTGGCGTATCTTGTCCATCTCCTTTCATCAGTTTTTTGTGGGGTGTTGTTATTTGGAAAAGTATTTGCAGGATGTTCGACGGATGTCGAACGTTCTTTATTAAGTTCTTTTTTAATAGTTCTTGTACCCTCCTGTCCGAGTACATTTTTGTACTCAGTACTTAGTACATTTTTGTTTTTCTCCGAGTACATTTTTGTACTCAGTACATTTTTGTACTCAGTGACTAATTCTTCTAATAGATCTATGTTCACATATATAAATCTTCTGCCATGCACACCTTTTCTCTCCACACTCAAAATCCCTTTATCATTCAAAGATTTTATAGAAGATTTGATTTGAACGTCCGTATAATAGATATTATTTCGAATTCGTTTGTTGGAAAGAGAAAACCATCCGTTTTTTTCTTCTCCTTTTTTGTGTTTCATATTTGCAATATTAAAGATCAATGATAGTAGAACAGCATCCCTGGGACTCATCACAAGTAAAAATTTTCTAGGGAATCTAAACCACTCACCATCATCATAAAAAGACATATGGTTCCAGTATTCTTCATAACTCATCTCAAAACCTCCCTACAACAAAAGGCCCGGCCCCCTCCCACTAGAGGCTCTCCGTGGGGTAGTGAGAGGGGGCAGACCAGAAATTTTTCTTTTTGCGGCGGATGGTGAGCCTCTGCATGAAAGACTACTATACGAATTCCCTGCTACATATGCAAGCTCAAAATCCAAGCTCGCGCATTATATTATCAGCCTCGTCTTGCGATAGGTCCCCTGGATCGCATTTCAACCCATCTATCACCTCAGTCACTCCAGGAAAAGGAGACAGCCATTCAGCCAACCCTTGTGCGCGAGATTGTGCCTGTATTTGCGGATCAAACATGATATATCGACGTGGAAATTGGCGGAGTATTGAAGCCTGTTCCTCTGTCCAGTCTATTCCTAATACCCCGACAGCACCCGGGCCCATACGCCACACATCACTCGGCCCTTCTACCACCAGGACCGATTCCATCACCTTTTCAATACCGTATATCAGCTGCCTGGGTTCCTGCACCATTTTTTCATTCGAGGTGGTCTTCCATCTTGGCTTCATCTGTTTGCCGAGTGCTCTGCCAGTATACGCGACGACCTGGCCCATCCTGTCACGAATAGGAGCAATGATCCGCCAACTCCATTCACCCGATAGTCCTGCAGTCCCTTTCAGACCCCATTCCCGCCTCAATTTTTTTGGGTCAAATCCACGCTCTATCAGATATTTGGTATGAGTCAATTTGAGGCGATCACAATTCGGAGGCGGATCAACAAATGTAGGTCTGGGTGATTGCTCTTTCTGCGTGAGAGCTGGTCGCCCTGTCTCATATTGCTGCAGAAGTTCTCTGATATTTACTCTCAGAAATACAGCATGCAAATATTCCCATATAGTATGCCGCCCACACCTCCAGCAATTCATCGCGCCATGCTCCTCATTCCACCCCAGATGCCACCCTTCAGTCCCGTCAGAACAGAATGGGCAATGCACTTGCACCCATCCTTCATGGCAATGGTGATGGCCCTCTGACATGTGAGCGATGCCTTTGTCATCACATAATTGGATGAAATCTATCATTTGACAAAAGTCCTCATCAGGTTGATCAATGCTTCACGCATGGTGACACTCTTCTCCACACATTTGATCTTGAATTTCTCTTTGAGGGATTTGGGAACATTCCAAATCAATAATTCACAGCATCCATCTTCCCTCCTCACTGCAATTTTGTCTCTCTCCATTATTGTCTCCTTTTCAAATGCCTGATAATTGCATCAAAATCCACATCAGTCCTGAGAGTAGATTTTCCGTCTATCACTTGGGACACCACATCTCGTTTCTTCTCTATGATCGCCCACACATATTCATCTATGGTGTCTCGTGCTATCATATGATATGCTGTAATCTTATCAGCTGCTTGACCGATTCTGTTCACTCGGTCCTCAGCTTGGTCATGCTCACCTGGAGTCCATCCATGCTCAACGAATAGAGTGGTGGATGCGGCAGTCAATGTAATGGCCTGCCCATCTGCTTTGATTGATCCAATGTATATTCTGCACTTGTCATCCTCCTGAAATCTACGGACGTCATCAGCTCGCCTTTTACTCCCTGCTCCGCCTACTGCAGCGATCTTTTTGTATCTCTTTTTCAATAGATCAAATATGACATGATGGTGACAAAACACTACGAGCTTTTGACCTGTCATTTCCAGGAAGTCATCAATCCATTCCATGGCGGCTCTCATCTTTCCTTCTGCTGCCAGACGTTTCAGCTGACCCAACTTGACGAATCCTTCAGCCTTAGCAGCCTTCAGAGCTTTTTTCTCACCCTTCTTTGAGGCGTACCATTCCAAGAAATGCTTTTTGGCTTGCTCATATTCCCTGCGATTGGACAATTCCACTGGAAGAACGATCCGCCTTTTTGGTGGCAATTCTTTCAGCACATCTGTCTTCATTCTCCGAATCATGAAGGGTGAGACCATCTCATGCAGCTCCTCAGTATGAGAAGCACCTCGAAAATCCCATCCTTGTCCTCGCCATGCTCTTTTTGGGTCACAATATCTCATCGCATACTTCCAGAATGATGAAAATTGTTTAGGTCGCACCATGTTCAATACGGGGAAAAATTCAATAGGTCTGTTGATGATGGGTGTGCCACTGAGACACATCACATGAGGACAGATCTTCGCAAGATTTTTGCAGACTTTTGTCCGTTTTATCCCTCGTGTCTTCACATAATGTGACTCATCAATAATGAGCACCTGAGGACACATCGCTAGCAATTCACTCTCCCAATTCACAATGATATCATAATTGAGGATCACAATATCAGAGGAGATGGCATATGTGCTTCTGCCTGACAGAACCTCACAATCGAGATCAGTATGCTCTTCTATCTGTTCCTGCCAATTGTATTTTCCATTCGCAGGACAGACGATCACGACAGGACGAGCCTCCGGGTGAATGGCAAGCCACCCCAGAGCTTGCAAGGTTTTCCCCACACCCATATCATCACCTATGATGGCTCGTCCTGCATTCTTCTCCAGGAATCGGACCCCACGTATCTGAAATCTCATCATAGGTGTCTTGATGCAGGCACGAAGTCTAGAGCCTACAGACACGCAGACACCTCCCTCCAGACAGTATTGACCTTCTCAGGATGCCAGTCCAGGACATCAATCATGTATGCTTTGAGAGCCTCAGCTCTCCTTTCTTGTTTTCCGCGAATGATCTCTTTTCGCAATTCATCGGGAGCTTCACACACAACTTTCACCAGAGCCCGGGCCTCATCACCAATCTCCTGCATGATGTCACCAATCCAAGAAGAGGTGGAGGGCAATTGATGAGCCAGGTCATTATCATCTGTCAGGTCACTGAAATCTGTTGCTACATGTCTCTTCCGTTTTGGATTGATGCAGTATGATTTCATTTCATCCCATGCTGAACGATAGACCCATGTACAGAGAGAGGATTTGGCAGAGTCATAGCGGGGGAGGTACTTCATCACTCCATTGATGCCTTCACTCACCAGCTCATCAAAATCCTCATTGTGCTGTTTGGCCATCTTCCAGGCGATATTATAGATCATTTCCTTGTACTGTTCCCATACACTTTCCATCGTGATTGTGGCTTCCATGATTCCTCCTTAAGAATGAATTTGGTCATTATATTACTATAACAAAGCAATGCAAGACTTTTATGCGATTTTCGCTCTCCACCTCTTCGCCAACACCTCTGCAATGAATCTCTTCAGCTCCTTCTCTGCATGCTCTCTCACTGCCTTCATGCTACGATGCTTCACTCCGTCTTTGGTCTGATACCTCCAATGGCTGTTACGTCCTCCGATCACCAATACCCCATATTTCCCTCCGGTGTAACTGATCGCCTTGATAGTTCCCATTTCATTCTCCTTGTAAAAGTCCTTAAATTACTGTTTCAATTCATCCACCCGGTAATCCGGATATACCCTGCGTCCGTCTATATCCAGCACCAGGTTGAGCGCCAGGATGGTACGGCCGTATGCGTCCACCCCGCGCCGGATAATAGCCAACGCATCTTCCCTGGTGGAGATCAGTGTATCGTACCACAGTCGCCTATCACCTAGATCAATGTACATCGCCGCGATTCCGACGATGTATGCGCCGGGATATGTTCGGCGCACAATCTCATCTTCATATGTTTCTATCATATTCATTTTCTTCTCCTTGTAAAATGAGGTGAATTACAGTCCGAATCCAATCTCATCCAAAATCGGATGACCCCAAAATCTCCGCTGAAGATGCTCCTTCAACTCACTGACAGTCATTCCTGCGACAATATCACCCATAGCGTATATGTCACGGGAATATGGCTTTGATTTTGGGGTGATCACCACATATGCATAGGTGATTGGCTTCGTTCTCAGCCATTTCTGCACCTCTGCCCACTTGGTGGTGACCAGGTGAACCTCACCCCACATATCAATAGGGGTGTTGAATTCCTTGTGAATTATCCGGTATTCTCTCATTTTCTTCTCCTTGTGAAAACAAAAACAAAACACAAACAAAAACATAAGCAATGACTACATTGTTATATTACTATAACACATTGCATAAAGCAAATGATTTTTTGAAGTTTTTTTGATTATTTTTTGATAGAATGGTTTGACACCAGAAAACAGGTTATTTCTCAATCATAATTTTTTTGATAAAATTATTTGCGATGATAATAAAATGGGCGGGGGCTCTTTTTGCAGGTGTCGGCAGCACCCGAGGAAAGGAGGCGGCCCCGCCCGAATTCTACACTGATACAGATATTCCTCCTGCTGAATATTGCTGACCCACGAAACCAGAATAAGGTGGATGGGGTGGGAAAGGCTCTGGCTGCACCCAATGAGCAGGGCATGGCAGGTCCGCATGTCTCAGCAGACTATCCCTGATCTGTGGCAAAACACACTTCTGAAGATACTTCATATCATCCACCCGTCTCATTTTCATCCTGCAATGTTCCTTGAATTCATTGAACCTTTTCAGTTTCCCTTTCACTCCCCACATACCACCAAATAAAGGCAAGCACAAATGATGAGGATGATCATGCATGCAATGAGCCTTCTTCCCGGATTCAATCCATGCTTGCACTGCCGCAGCTTCTCTGACATTTATACGCGAATCTGCGTCCCTGAAAATCACACGCTCCACCCCATCTTCCCATGCAGGCAGAAAACGCCACATCATACCAGTATGCTTGCGCGATTTCCCCATTCTTCTGATCTCACATCCAAGCCTCCGTAATTGTTGAGTAGGTGTGGTATCCTCACAAAAAACAATCATTTTCCATCCAGGATATATCTCAGGCATGAGCTTGGCGTTCTCTTCAGCGCCTCTGACATACATAGGATCATCGCCATATACCGAGAAGCTAACATATTTCATACCGCCACTCCTTTGCAATAGGTTCACAATACTTGCGGACCATCTCATGCCCCCATTTAGGCAATGATTCTTGCCATGTGTTTGGATGAACAGGACCAATATGATCACCATGAATCTGCATGTCATCAATCTCATTGAAATTCTTCAATTTTTCCGCCCTTGCTTTATTTGCCGCCAACGAATATTTTTCTTTGAGATGATTCCTCACATTCTCATGAATATCCAGATCAAAATGGATTTCCAACAAGTCAAAAATCCAGTCATAATTGGAATAGAATGTCTCATACCTGAGGAGCATATGAGGAGAGCATACAACATATTTGAGCCCTACATACATGGTTGACATGACATCCAATTCAGCTTCTAGGCCTATCATACCATCGACCCCCTCACCCCCACGACTCAAGCGAATTCTGTAACGAGAGGCTGCCACGTCATATGGATTGCGTATGGTGATGATGGAGACAAGACCATCTTCATATTCCCAGGCATCTGGGTGAGTCTTCCCTATCTGTTGATCAGGAAAAATCTCCTGGACCAATTGCCACACGAGAGTTGACCCACTACGAGGGATCCCGCAGACCTGCAATTTCATCTTCAATCCTCCTTCTCCAATATCGCATGTCCAACTTTTGCATTGACTCCCATTCAAATCTCTTTTGCAATTCAGGCAGTTCAGCCTCCAATCTCTCCCTCGTCACCTCTGACCAATCATTTACTCTAAGACATGGCATGTCGTCTAGAATGTCTGTGACCGGAGAACGAAGCACAACAGGGATAGATCCTAAAGCAATAGACTCCCAATGACGATGGCAGTCAATTCCAGCACCAGGAGGAGACAGAACATAGTCATGAGACTGAATGTCTTGATAGAACTCACCAATCTCCACGTAATTTTCAGCGAACCCTCCTTTCGCTGTCGTCCATTCGAGCCCAGCAAATTGTTCATATAGACCCTCACGAGGATTGGGAATTCTTGGAATCTGTCGCATGAAATTCACATACATCAGATTCTTCCTCTCTCTTCTGCCCTCTCGTATCAGCGCGAGACACAATTCTTGAGAATCCCGACTGAACCGGAATCCTATAGGCAGATTCGTGACTCTCTGATCATCTACCATAGCATTGTTTGAGAACCAGTGAACCACATTCGGAGGGCATTGTCTCATCATCTCATGAGTAAGAGATGCGTCTGAGAATGATGTGAGTAAAATACATGAGCCAAGAGATCTGATCAGATGCAATTTCTCCGCAATCACATGAGTCCGCCCATAGATGATAGGACCAGGAATGACTTCTTCTTGATCAAATGACTGTCCTGCTATATCAGCATATCGCTGGTTGTCAATCGGTTCAAACATATCTCTCCATACCTGTAATGTTATCCTCTCTTCCTTTCATGGCCGGGGAAATTGTGACGTTTACGACCTTCATACAGAGCCCTGTCTTTCTTCCATTCCTTCAATGCCCTCATCAAATGGGGTGGCCGTTCTCCTCCATCCCTCTGCCAATGATCATGGTATTGTGACAGATCTCGTCTCTGCTGAAAGGCGTCAAGCAACACCGCCACCTCTTGTAATTCAGCGTCGCAAAAATAATGGAAATATTGATCATAATATGGACCATTGCCGCCATAAGCCTCATCAATAAACCCTCTGCCAATCCAGGGAGAAGGAGCACACTCGTCAATGGAGCCGAACCGATCTCCTGTAGGTTGCATGACACCAAACAAATCAGGAAATCTCTCTGCAAATTGCCTTGCGATCGTCTGACAATCAGCTTCTCTCGCAGGGAAAAGGTCGTCCCCTATACAAACCACCATATCTGCCTTCACCATGCGTGTCAGTACATTGATCGCATTGGGGAAACCCTTCCATTCTCTTGCGACACATACCGCATTACATTCAGAAGGTCTGTCCCCAACATTATCCAATAAGACGGCTGTCTTGTATCCTGCTGCCTTCCATCTCTTTGCAGTTTCATTCGCGAGCTTTGGATGAGCAGAAGGCCATATGGCCCATACATCATACGGCATATCCTTCCTCCTTCTGTTTCTTGTTGATGATATTCTTGAACCGTTTCGCCCCTCTGGTGTGCATGATGACAGGACTCAGATCCGGTTGGGTCTTTTGTGTGAGTTCTGTGATCCACGTGTACTCCTGCGGCAATTCATAGAACCTGACCTTCGGATTCTGTTTTATTGCCATCTCCAGAGTACGCTGATCCCAGGCTGCCCGTCCATCTGGCAATTTTTCAGGATATTGCTCATTCAGCTTGATCCAGTCTCTCACCAATATCATACACATTTTAGAACCAGAAAAATAGAGCGTCCCAGACAGTAATTCATTTGTCCTGCAGAAATGGACAGCCGCCACATCACAGTCAATGTCTTCCAGTATCAATGGAGGGTGGACCATGATAGCGTCGACGTCCAGATACAGAATTGGGAGGCCTCTGTACTTCTTCAGCATTGACAGGATGACCAATGCCTTGTATTGTGTGTTCTTCTGCCAGCTGCCTAGATTCGGCACTCCCTGGATATCATACTCATATCCATTCGCTTCCAATGACAATTTGAGGGTTTCTGCCTCATGCTCATACGGAGTATTCTCAGTGAAGTACCCTACCACTTTCACTCGTCTCATAATATCCTCCTTTACCTATTATCATATACACCTCCACCAAATGCCGAGCCATAAGAAGGTGTGTCCATTGCCGAAGTCATTGTGTGTTGAACCACTGTAGAATTCCCATCATCAGCTCCATCTGAACTCCGTTTCACTCGCAGTAATACACGAACATCAGTATCAGCTGAGAAGGGCCCTAGTGCATATCCGAAGAATGCTATATCTACCCTGAACTTTATCTCTTCCTCAATCGGAGTATCCACCAATGGATCAGGGTCAACTCCTGTGGTGGTGTAATAGAGTTGCCAGGTGTCCGCCTTATCATCACCATCTTTGGCGTAGTGATATTCTGCGGTGACTGTCAATCTATATCCGGAGGCTTCGCGAACCAAAAGATCTTGAGGAGATGATGGGTCTTGTCTCACAATATTGCCACTGGTGTCTATAGTATATTTCGTAGTGAATTGATCTAGACTGACTAAATCATATTCATTACGATATCGAACAGTAATATAAACATCTTTCGTCCCCACCAATGGTGGAGTGATGGAATAGTCAAACGGCAATGAGGTGCTCGTGGCTGCTGGTGGAGCACTGAAGTCAGGGAGAGCATCTTCTCCTATATATAGTTCATATTGACCAACATCAGCCACCCTGTAATACCCATTCAATGTCTGTGTGTATTTCAGCCATTGCGGAGGCTTGGCAGGTGAGCGACGAGCATGGCCAACGAGCATGCTGGGATGGATTGGTTTTGACGGAAGGAACCTGCAGAAGACGGAGGGGACCTGCGCGAATATAGTCCCATCTATGGGCTCTGTCGTCTCTCTGCGAATAATTTTGCCGTCGAGGAGACGCATAGGCGGATATTGCGCAAACAATACCCGCCTGAATGCGTTGACGTTTTTGCCGGCCACATCATTATTCGGTGCGGATGGTTGGCCGTACCTGAAGAACTGTTTTCTACTTCTACGATGTGTCCAGCTTGGCATTGGAATTACTCCTCAAAGATCATACGAGCTACGGCATTGACGTCAGCCCCTGCAGTCACAGCAATACCCAGGCGATCACCGCCATTGATGACGAGTTCACCCCCGAACGGAGCCTGCCAGGTATAGCCGCCTTGCGGGTGGACCTGCTCGCGCATATTGACGTTGCCAGAAGAGGGTTCTGCGGTCGCGGTGTGCTGAGCCGTGGTCTGCAGGGTCTCGTCTCCGTCCTCGTCGATTTTGACCGGGGTGAGACTGCTCATTGTCCCGGCGTCAGTCTGCTTCAGCACCTCGACGAGTATCGGTGCAGCGGTGTTTGAAGTCCCATCAAAACTGATTGAGATCTCCTTGACCTTTACTCTGTGATTCGCTGCAGCCACAAGTTGCAGCAAAGTTTTCTTCGAGGTTCCCGTTGCAACCTCTGCTGTCTGTGCTACTGCTAAAATACCAGCCATTTTCTTCTCCTTTCAAATAAAACTACCAAACTAAAACATCACTTGGAATTCTGTCTATCGGTCTCGCTATTCTATGCCGCTCCCGTTTATTCAGTAATACCGCTAGAGCTGAATATTCCTCCGTCGGAACGGTGAAATCAGCTGTCCATCGAGCAATACCATTTGAAATTCTCACCTCGTCAATCCATCCATTGAAATAATTTGTGCCATCTCCAACCTGTCCAATATATAGACTGCCTGCAAGATTTGGGTATCCAGCATATGTCGCAGTCGTGCCTAGTTGCAGGCCATCCGCAAATAGATACCAGGTGGAGCCACTGCGAACGACCGCGACATGATGCCAGGTGTCGGCAGATGGTGTCCATGCACGATACATATCCAGCACCCATACACCTCCGGAATAGATTGAAAATTCAAGACCATTTGTGGTATTGTAATCAAATCGCAGTAGATTTGATGCGTCCTGATATTGTGCGATGAATACAGCACTCGTCGGCGTGCCGTTAAAGCGGACCCAACAATCCCAAGTGAAATCACCGCTATGATACCAATCATCAGAATCAAGAACTGTCAGATAATCACCAGTCCCGTCAAACTTTCCACTCGCCCCACCGAATTTATATTGACTAGAATCAATCTGTGCATCGCCATTCGCTGTTACAGTATGAGGTGAAAATGAGTCATCAACGAATGTTGTGGCACCTCCATTCAGGTGCAATAGTAATTTTGTATTGGCATCAGAAGAATATTCCGCAGAAGGAACAGTGAAACCTGCTGTCCAACGCGCACTATCAGAGATTCTCACCTCATCCAGATATCCCTCAAATTTGTATAGTGACCCACCACTCCAACCACCGATATAAAAATCTTGACCGGTCAGATTATTGACACTCTCGGTACTAGTCTGGTCGCCACCCTCTTGTGTCCCGTTGACAAATAGTTTCCAGGTTGAACCTGTTCTGACTACAGCGACATGATACCACGTATCAATAGCCAATGTTGTCGTCCCTGTGATAATGACACCTACTCCAGCATTCTGAAAGAAAAACCGGAATTTGCCGAGGTTCACATCAAGGAATAATTGATTGTTGCTGGATAGATACCTGCTGAAAATAGTGTCCCCGCCTGAATCTGTCGTGGTACGTCGACACCAACAATCCAAGGTGAAATCACCTGTCCCAAAATCAAAATCTGTAGATGATGCAACAACCAGATCATCATTTGTCCCGTCCAATACCAAACTG